GGTGAGCTCTATCCGGTGCCATGTGAGCCGACCGCGCCGATCTACACCAAGGCGCCTCCGGTCTACACGAAAGCCCCTGCCACCGACTGCGGCACGGATGGTTTCCGTCCCGCGATTTGGGGGCGGCTGTTCGGCCAGCAGATCGCACAACGCTTTTTTTGGAGCCGTCCACAGGGTATTTTCGGCTGAAAATTCAGTGGATTAGGCGTTGCAACGGGAAAATCGGAAAAATCCGTCTACAAAATTTCCCTACTATTTCCCTGTATTTTTTCCGGTTCCTCGCTGCATCCTGCTGCACCGAAATAAGGCGGCGGAACGATAATTCTGCCAATTAGGAATGTTTCAAAAATTTAAAAACAACAGCCGAATCGCGCAAGCCGAATCGGATCGTGCGTATTGTTATGCCAAAGCAGACAACAGTCATTTGCTCGCTCCAAATTCCGGTTGTTTTGCTGCAAAGGGCTGTTGTCATTGGTCATGCCGGCAGCCTTTTCATTTTGACGGCTAAGAAAAGGTGGCTCTCAGGCCGCAAGCAGTCTCACGTCATTGATCGCGCTGATGAACTGCTCGTATGTCGGGCAGATGTCGGCACCGATATCCGCCGCAAGCTGATCGGCGATGCGTCCTTCTGTCTTGGCAAACCTGATCGGCTTGCCACCGACAAGGAACGGTCTGGGAGAGTCGGGTTCGCAATCAATCCAGACATACGCGCCCGGTTGGATGAACGTCGTTGCCTGACATTCGCCAGAACCAGGTTCACCGAACATGGCGCAAGCGCCGTTGTAGAAAAGAACCTTTCTTTTGGCATTCAACATTCGATGCTCATTTGTAGTTTCACATGGGCTTGATGTAACGCAATTTGTTTGTAGTTCGGCTAATTGTTCGGCAGCAATTCGACGGAATAGCGCAAGCATTCTTGTTAAGAACCGTGCAACAAAGAGGTGGGCGGGACCCGCTCGCTCTTTTGCGGCCTTCCTTGATCCTTGGAGCTATTTCTTGGGCCGCCGTCCCCTGCGCCTTTGGCGCTCGAAAAAACGGGTGGCGTGCAGGCTGTCCTGCCATTCAAGAATATCCGATTCCTTCCAGACAAAAAGGCGGGGCGTCAAATAGAAGGGTTTCGGAAATTCGCCGTCGTCCATCAAATTGTATAGCGTGCGCCTGGACACCGGAATGAGCTTAAGGACTTCCTCAAGTGAAAAGAGGCGAACAACGTGCGGTTCATTAGTATCGTCTGGCATGTTCAAGCCTCCGGTTCAGCTCTGGCGCACCTCCTATGATTTTCGCTGTTGAAAATAGACGGGCCTAATCCTGCGGGAGCAGCCGCAGCGCTTTGGCATATTGTTTGTCGAGCAGTGCAAGGGCCTCGGTGCCATCCTTCGCCGCCATCTCGCGCAAGATCGGCAAACCGGACTCCATCGACTCCATGATTTCCGCCCGCGTGGCGCGGCGGCCCTCGCAAAAGAAGGTGACTTCGATGGGCTCGCCGACCGACAATAAGATGGAGCCGCCTGGATCACGGAATGTACGGTACGCCCGCGTGATCCAGAGCACGGTGACACCGGGATTGCGTTCAATCATGATGCCGCCAGGAGAAACCTTCTGGTCGGCCGGAATTGTTGGATTGCGCTTCATGTTCGGTTTGCGCAAATAGGGACAGGCCCTAACGGCATATTCGGCGCAGTCCCGGTGACAGGCTGGTTCACTTGTCGTTCGCGTCACGATGCACATCGGGCCAAGCGCGAAGCATTTATGAGTTCCTAATAGCTCACCGCAACACCAACACAGGCCGACGCGAATTGCTCGAAGGCGCTTCGCCGGATCAGCGGCTTGAGTAACTGGCTCGCCGCCATAGGTGAACGGGACGAACCAGGGTATCGGATAGCCTTGCGCACTAATCGGCAAGCCCCTCATACGGCGGGGGATTGGAATCTCTGCAATGCTGACGTTGAGGCTAGTCATTGGTCATGAAATCGATGCGTTGCGATGCGAAGCGTGGAGATGCGAAGCGGCTCGTAGCGCGACGGAACGACGCGGAGCGCGGCATGGCGGAGCGGCGCGGTGCGCGGCGTGGCGGAGCGGCGCGGAGCGAAGCGGATCGGGGCGGTGCGACTCGCCTCCGGTCGCTGCGAAGCGTGACGACACGACACGACGCGCGGCGATGATAGTCACAGACGTTTGCGCTTTGCTTTTTCATGAAGCGGATATCTCGGAATGATCCCGGCTGCTCGCATCGCATCAATATCGGCGAGCGCAACCTGCATCAGTTGTTTCAACGTTATGTCACAATTATTGATATGTGCATGAGCGCAGAGTTCACAGGCAAAGGCCGCAGTCTCGGCTGACAGCTCATTGGCTGAGCCTCCGCTTGCGCCCTCGATCGCAAAGCCGAGGATCGACATCGCCGTACAAGCACCCTGCAATGCAAGAGAGATACTATGTTCAGGCGAGTCAGCAAGCGACACTGTTTGCAGAATTGCGTTGGATGTGTCGCGGCTCAGCTTGAGCTGCAGGTCGCGCAAGATTTGATCGTTCAATCTGCTCATGGGCGCTCTTTCGTCTTGGGTTCATCGAACGGTGACTTGTCAGGCCAAGCCCAGACCAACTCACCGTTCACGGTCATTTCCGGCCGATCGACCAAGCCTTGCTTGATCATGCTTTCGACTTCCTCACGGCCATGCAGGAACGTCGGCGTCAGGTCAAGGTTCGGGATATCGACGGTCTCACCAGCGTCGTTGACAGCGTAGACGAGCGCGTTGCCAGCATAGAGATTACCCTCAACGCTGAAGTAATCCTGCTTGTCCGGGTCATCGAACATGCCGAAGTCTGCAACGACAATCCCGAGGTGGTCGCCGAACGTGGCATGATCGATAAGGTCTGGCAGTCCGGCCTCTCTAACGGCATCATCGAATTTTTCACATTCGACGTACCGCATGAGGTGAAAGCTTGGATCAATCGCGAGGAAAAGCATTTGACACATCCTCACAGGCAAGAGGCTTACCCTGGTAAGAACCGTCACCCATCAAGTCTGCATAGAAGAGCGGTTCATCCTTCGAGTCTTTCAATGCCGTTTTCGAAAATGGCTTGGCAATGGCCTGACCAACTTTCGTTTGCAGCCACACCTCATCTCGCAAGACTTTCTCCCTCTCTTTGCTGTTATCTGGGTACCAATCGAACGAGCGGCTGATGCCGCGTGCCGCCTTGCCGATCTCTTTGAAGTCGTACACGATCGATGTCATTCATCTTCTCCATCAAGTCGCCGCAACCAAATGCTGATCTCTGTCACAGCGACAGGACCGATACCCTTGATCGTGCGGAGCTTGTCCGGGCCTGCATCTCGGATTTGCTGGGCGGTATGGTAACCGGCTCTCACGAGCCGTAGGGCGATATGATCGGGCAGCTCTGTGACTTCCGCAGGCTGCTCGGTCCACCAACTCGACGGACGCAATTCGGCATGGAGTAGTTCATCATTGACATTCACGGCTTTGCCTCCCCTTTGCCCTTCGCCCGGATTTCTTCCTTGTGCTTGGTGATAGCGGCTTCCAGCATCTTGTAGACGCCACCCGCCTCAGTCTTGAAATTGGTCATGAACGCCTTGTTCGCGTCGAGCCACTTTTGTATTTCGTCCTCAGTGGTCGCTGTCCTGATGCCAGCAATCAAGGATGCGCCCCATTGCTGCCACGACAGGGCTTCGCCGGTCTCATTGTCATGGCCATTGATGGTATGAGGAGCGACCTTGCCGGTTGCCGGATCGACAGGCGGTACCGTCTGTGTCTGTTGTTGCTGGCGTTGATATCCGCTGGCGCGGTTGCCGTCGTCATCGGCGGTGGAAAGATTGAAGATCATCGTCAGGAGCGTGCGCTTGCCGTATGAAATCGCGCTCGACGTGGCATGAGTTCGGCTCATCATGTCACCGCCGCGAATGCCAGTCGTGACAATCGGCATATCGACCTGATGTCGCCGCACGATTGCGCCCTTGCTCACAAGGCCGATGACGCGCATCACATTCGGGTCGCCGGTCGGCTCGGTGTCGTAACTGAGCGCGAAGCCATATCTCGTATAGATCGGCCTGATGGCCCGGTCGAGCGTTGCATACTTCGCATATCTGGAACGGGTCTGCGGATTGTTGGCGTCTGCGGATATCGTAGTCATCTCGCCTTGTGCGGCCGACATCGATTCATTGAACTCGCGATTGGCGAACCGGATTTCTAGTGCTTCCTGCAGATCACAGAGACCACGAAGCTTGACAATATCCGTGTTCGGGTCGGCGGCCCCGCGAAGGATCACGTCGTAATAACCCAGCTGCGTCGGAACGGTCCTTATGACTTTCCCAGGTTCATCAGCGTTGGCCATAGCAGCCATCCTGTCTGCTTAGACATTCGCAATTCCGATGCGATGCGATGCGATGCGTTGCGCGGCGTGACGCTGCGATGCGACCGTCGAGGGGCGAGTCGGTGCGGTTCAGTACTGCGTTCTTCCCTTCCGGTTCGGCGACAAGGTAATCATCCATTCGATAGCGCTGAAGGTGGGCAGATCGTTTCCAGAACCGCGAGCGACTCTTTCCATTTTCTTTCGCGTGGCCCTCGACAGAGCATCCATCGCCAGTGACCTTTGGATGCAATCGACCGCGAAGCCGGTCTGCTGGTTGATGTCGAGTCTTGCGATCTCGACGAACTCGGCTTGCTTTCCACCGCGATCAAGCTTGCGTCGAGCCCCGTTCAACCAATGGCCCTGTAATCGTTTTGCCAGATCAACATCGTCAAGGCGGCGCAGGCCGATGCGGGGCTGGATGCAAACCCAGACCTGGGCGTGGTCGCGTTCGAGGATGCGGCGGGCTGACGCCAGGAAACCGGAGCGCGGGTCGATGATCATGCCCGCAGCAACCGAAAGATCGCTGTAGGACACCTCGGCACCTCTCTGTTGCTGTGACATGTAGAGAACGAGCCGTCTCGTCTGCTCACTCAATTCAAACGGGTGTTTGATCATGGCAGTGACTTTCGATGCGATGCGGGAAGCTGCGAGACGATTCGACTCGGCGCGCTGCGGAACGAAGCGGCGCGGTGCGATGCTTCATTCATTCCGCTGCCTGTGACAGATCGAGGCGTTCCCACTCGAATTTGACGACGGCAAAACGGCCATTGACGCCGCCCTTCTCTGGGCGGAAGCGGCCGACGCCGCCGATCATGCCCATAGCGCGGACGTGCTGATCGACAACATCACGTTGGAGGATGTCGTCCAGAATTGTGAGATCGAGTGTTCCTTGCCAAGCGTAGAAGATCGGGAATCGCTTGACGACTTGACTGGAGCCGCCGCGCCGCCCGGTCGGATTGGCATAGATGCAGACCATCTGGGCGTCCGCCTTTGTCAGTGCCTTGCCATCGGGGCCGTAGATACGAACGTCACTGTCAACAAGCAGACCGGATTCAAAGAATCCTTTGTAGGTCGCGCCCCGTCGCCCAGCCGGTTTCTGGCCGAGTTTGAAAGCGGCAGTCGTCAGCCCTTGCTTGAACGCCATGGCAGGAACGCAGACCTGGCCGTCCGGGGCGACGGTGCAGTACTCGCGCCAGGTTCGTTCATCATAGGCGTCGGCTTCCTCTCGATCGAGGTGCGGCGTATCGTGTCGGCGACTCGACGAATAAGGGGAACCGGGAACATTTCGAATTTGGATTCTTGCATGATGCATGGTTGTTACCTTTCGACGCGATGAAATAGTTGCGGTGCGCGGCGTGGCGAATGGCCACGCGGCGGCACGCCGGATCGGCTCGCTTGAAGGTGCTGATGGATTTGCCAAGAGGTGCGTTGCGAAGCGCGGCGCTGCGGGTAGACGCGAAGCGTCTCTGGGCGTGTCGCCGAGTAGCGTTGCGATGCGATACGACGCGCTGCGGGTGGCCGCAAAAATGCTGATGCTGCGTGGCTGCCGAAACGGCAGGTAATGCACGCAACGTTAAGCCTGTAAAATATATTACAACTGTGACCATACGGCGAGTCACAGGTCGGTGACGGAACGGCAATCGACGCGATGCGCTGAGTTGCGGTACGAAGCGACACGTCGCGGATCGCGGAGCGACGGCGCGATTCCTTTCGGCACGGGGCGGCGCGAAACGATGCGATGCGTTGCGTCGAGATTCGCTGACATGCGATGCGCCGCGCGGCGGCGCGTCTAGCCTCGACACGTAGCGGCGTCTTTGAACAAATGAAATCGATGCGTTGCGAAGCGGTACGTCTCGGGGCGGGTCGAAGCGCTGCGTCAAGGTGCGTTGAGAGACGGAGCTGTTCGGTACGATTCGACGCGGTGTGACGTTCATTTGGAGTCCTTGGCCCTGATTGTCAATGCGTTGCGCCGGTCACGCTTGATCCGATAGACGCCGCAAGTAATTTCTCCGACATCATCAGCAACGAGTGACTTGATATGTTGCTTGCAACGTTCATGCGTCTGGGCAGTCTCGCGCGTGGTGTCCCATGCAGACAATAGCTCCCGCATTTCGCCCGACCAATTCGGAGGGTTGTCGTCATGGTCGAGATCGATGTGCTTCCATCGTTCGGGTGGAACGATCCGCTTGAACTTCAACTCGCACGGCGGCGTCAGGCTTAGGACGCAATCCCAAAATCGGACGATCGTCTCCCACATCAAGGCCCGGTAGTGCGGTTCGATATACGGGTGCAACTCAGTCGGCTCAGCACCGCCACGGCAAACAAGAAGTGCCACATTATCGGCTTGCCTGCATTCCTGCTGAATAGCGAGCTGTGGAATATAGTAGCTCTCCACTTCATCGAGATCACGGAAATGATTGACACATTTGCATTCGACAATGCAACGGTCACGTTCCCTGTAGGCATCAAGCGTGCAACTGCACCATTCCCGCTTCGGATGGAAGTACTGGCAGCCCCGTTCTATCAGGGGCTCGCCGGTCTTCTCCTGGTGCCAGTCGAGAACCACAGGTTCGAGCGCGAGCCCGTAACGGGCGGCCCATGAGGACTCGAATTCGTCGGCCTCATATCTGGGGTCGTCGATGGCGCGCAGAAACATCCTTTGAATGTCGTCATGATTGCCGCTCATCAGGCGGGGAGCCATCGACGCGGTAAACCGGCGAGCGCGGGTCTTGTCGAGCGCCATGAAAATATTCACTCTGCTGTGAATATAATCGGACTTCCGGTCTTTGGTTTAGACGATGGCGCAGAGATGCGGAAGGGCGAGCAACGAGGGAGTTCTGGCTTGCAGAATGCCGTGGGCTCTGCGGCGCATTGCTATGCTGGCAAGCCTATCAATTAATTACCATTTCGCTGCGCGGCCTGTAACTAATGTTTCAGATTGAGCCGGTTTTCGGCGTCCAATTTGCACGCCCTTGCACTCTGTTGCACGCTGGTGCACCGAAATTGGCCTACAAATTTAATAGTTGATTTGTCCGCAGGGTGGTGTGGAGTCGGCCGGTCCAATTGGTTCCTCATCATGACACCCACCCAAGGTCTCAACAAGGCAGTCAAGTTGTGCGGGTCTGAAATCGGCCTCGCGCGAAAGATCGGTTACACCGCCCCAGCGGTCAGGCGAGCCCGCTTGTCCGGGAGGCCCACCGCCGAAATGTGCGTCTGCATCGAGGCCGTCACGAAAGGCGTGGTCCCGCGCTCGGCGCTGAGGCCCGATCTGTTCGGCCCCCGCGCAAAGTTGATTGACAATTCATGGACTCGAAGGCGCTTCCGGGATGGTCCGTCAGCTTGATATGTTTCAAAAGCATCGGCCGAAGGCGGCTCTGGAATTCCGGACATGCTGCGCGCTGGCGATGACGATTGATTATCTGATCAGGCCGCAATGGAAATATAGCCACCTCCCGTTTGGAGAAAGTAGAAGTGCAATCACAGGCGCAAGGCTGAAAAGACTTGGTACTAAAAGGGGTTGGCCTGATTATATTTTTATCGGTCCTCATGGCTCGACCTTTTGGATGGAAGTCAAGCGCGACAAGTTGGGCCGTCTCAGTGAAGCGCAGCTTGAATTTGCGGCCCATGCCAAAGCGAGCGGCCACGATTATGCGTGTGTGACTTCCTACGAACAGGCTATCGAAGCGCTTGTTTCCCGCAACATCATCAGGCCCGTGACGACTTAGCCGTTGCGCGGACTGTGCAATGAGGTGCGACGATGCATCCGGTCATCAAGCAGTTGCAGAGCATCCCGGCCGCGATGAAAGCACTTGACCAGTTGGAGACCGACATCCGCCAAGCTCCGACGTTTGCAGCGTTGAAAGGCCTCGCCCAGGACGCCCGCGACATCCAGCGTCGTTGGCGGCCGGTGAAAGAGGTGGCCGACAAGGCTGGACAGTGCTGGGTGGCGGCCGACTACAAACTCGGAGAGGAACTTTTGAAAAACGGAAAATCAAAAGGGACGAAAGGCCAGATCGTCGGGCGGAAACCAGGATCGGGCGGGCGTGGCAAGAATGCCAACCTTTCGTCTGGTGGTACCATTATGTCCGCGCCAGATGAAGTTCAAACCGATGCCGACCTCGGTATTGGCAAGAGGCTGGCAGCGCGGGCGCGGAAACTCGCCGAACTGGATGGCAGATCGCGGCAGCAGCTCGTCAAGGAACTGAAGTCACTCGACAGAGCAGTTACGCCAGATGCCGTTCTGGCGTTGAACCGATTGCACAACAAAGTCGAGAGGAAACACCAGATTTCCGCTTCGAAATTCTCGAACAATGGACCTTTCGATGCCGCCGTGATCGACCCGCCATGGGATATGAAAAAGATCGACCGCGACGTGCGGCCGAACCAGGACGCCTTTGACTACCCGACGATGGCGACAGACAAGATCGCTGCTCTGTGGCGGGACGAAATCGCACCGCGCCTGAAACCAGACTGCCACGTCTTCTTGTGGACGACGCAACGCTATTTGCCTGACGCGATTGCGTTGCTGCAAAGCTTCGGACTGCGCTATGTGCTGACTTTCGTCTGGCACAAGGACGGCGGATTTCAGCCGATCGACCTGCCGCAGTACAATTGTGAGTTCGTGATTTACGCGCGCAAGGGCACGCCGCTGTTCATCGATACCAAGAATTTCCTCTGCTGCTTCACGGCCAAGCGTCGCGAGCATTCGCGCAAACCAGATGAATTCTATGATGTGATCCGCCGCGTCACGGGTGGGTCACGCATCGACGTGTTCTCGCGGGAGAAACGCGAGGGCTTCGCGCAATACGGCAATCAGACAGACACATTCGACAAGTCGCCATGACTTACGCAACGGATCGCGCATGGTCGGAAACGCTTGTGCCGCAGGTCAAATTCCTTGTCGGCCCCCATCTGCTGGAAGCTGCGCCGTTCGATATCGACCAATCGGAAGCGACCGACCTTATCGTCCTGCGGGCAAGGGACATGCGCATAGCAGTGAGGATCAGGCGCTTCGGGTACTTTCCCCGCTACGGCTCGCAATTTACGATCCGCTGCAGACGCGAGAGCGGAGCCAAGACGGAACTCGCCAAGATCGTCGAGGGGTTCGGCGACTGGCTGTTCTACGGGCACGCCAATGACAGCGAAGACCAAATTGAGCATTGGATGCTGATTGATCTTGCGGCCTTTCGCGCCGCTTTGATCCGGTCGTGCATGAACAACAACTACAAGGTCACAAGCGGCCTCGCCAACAATCATGACGGTACCCATTTCGCTTGGTTCGACGCCCGCTCGTTCGCGTGGTGTGAGCCGCCGCTGTTGATTGCGGCATCGCAGTCTGTCCTTGATCTCTTGCAAGAACCTGCTGCATGATTGGATTGTCCGACATCCGTGATATCGCCAAGGCTTGCGGCAAGCCGAAGAAGTATTCGCGTGGCTGGATGTTCTGTTGTCCCTGCCATGACGACAGAAATCCTTCCTGTGCGGCCTGGATCAGCAACGGACGGATTTATTGCAAATGTTTTTCTGGTTGCGATTGGAAGGATATTTGCGATGCATTGCGTGCAAAGGGTTTTGTTTTATCGGTCAGCGAGCAAAAGGGATATTCGCGGCGTGATCTTTCTTCCATTGCTCATGCCCACCGTCCCGTTCATGATCATGATTGCGCCGTCAGGTCGATGCTCGCCCGTGATTTGTGGGCCGAGGCCCATAGCGCTATTGGTTCTCCCGTTGCTGAGTATCTGAGCAACAGAGGATTGGATTTGTCGGTGGTCCCCCAGCCTGACCGAACCATCCGGTACCACCCGCATTGCCCGCGAGGCAAGTCCCGACAGCCCGCAATGGTTTGTTGTGCTCGTGATCTTGCAACTGATCAGGTCATCAGTGTCCACCGGACCTTTCTGCGCGATGGGCGAAAGGACGGGACCCCCATGATGCTCGGCCCGTCCTTTGAGACGGCCATTAAGCTGAGCCCGCATGGTTTGTTGTTTGCGAACGGCCGGACATTCATTCCTTTGTTGCATATCGCCGAAGGCGTCGAGAGCGGCATCGGTTGTTTAATGCTGGGCTGCGCCCCGGTCTGGGCTGTCGGCAGCGCCGGGGCCATGTCATCCTTTCCACCACAGTTACAGATCGGCGAGCTAATCGTCATGGCTGACTTCGACAGGCAGCAGCTCGACGTGCACGGCAATCTCTGGCGTCCTGGCGTCAAGGCGGCGGAAGCCTGTGTGCGGAATTGGCGCATGATGGGCTGGCGGGCGCATTATGAGCTGCCGGACAGAGAGGGCGATGACTTCGCAGATGTCGCAAGAATTCGGGGCGGGATCATGCAAAGGAGTTAGGAGATGGAGGAAGTTGCTCATGCAAACAGGAAACACCGGATTTCTGACCACCCGCGCAAGGCCCGTGCGAAACTGCCAGAGGGCGAGAGCCGGCAGGACAAGTTTGTCAGGCTCGCCGAGCGGCGGATGACGAAAGTCCGGATCGCCGTCCGTCAGGTTCTCATGCTCGGGAAGTACTACCCGCACAATGACGAACAGCGTGAGCGCGTGATCGGCGAAATGCGGCGGCTGGCTCTTGAGGTACAGGCCGCTTTCGAGCCGAAGCCGCTGCGGAGCGACGAATTCAAGTTCTGACAGATAAGCAACAAGGACAAATTCTGTTTGCGGGGTTTGTCCTTGACGGATTCGTCATGTCCGATGACGACGACACGCCCACCGACAACATCGACCGAACGTTTGAAGTCAAACGATTGGCGAGATTGTCTCTTGCTGACTATGACGGCGAGCGGAACGCGGCCCATGAACGGCTCGGTGTCCGTGTTTCCACGCTTGACCGGCTTGTGATGGCCGAGCGGGCCAAGATGGAGAAAGAGGCGAAAGAGAAGCAAGAGAAGACTGCAAAGGAAGATGAGGCCCGTTCTGTCGGTGAATACGGGCCGACTGAGGACGCGGTTGCGGCCGGTTTTGTTGATTTGTTTGTTGACAGGTTTCGCTTTGATCATTCGGCCGATTGCTGGTTTTTGTGGGACGGCGCGTTGTGGCGCAAGGATGCGACCGGGGCCGCCTATGAGATCGCACGGGAGTATTTGCGCGATATCCGCCATCGTGACACCGGCAAGAAGAAATTCATCGACGCGATCGAGCGGTTTGCGCGCACCGACCAGCGTGTCGCGGTCACACATGAAATCTGGAATCGGAATTTGCTGTTGCTGGGGACACCGGCCGGAACGGTGGATTTGGTGAGTGGCGAAATTCGGGAGCCGCAACGGGAGGATTTCATCACCAAGAGCACATTGGTCGCTCCCGGCAATTCGATCGAGTGCCCGCAATTTTTGGAGTTCATGGAATGGGCCTGTGGCGGCGACCATGAGATGATCCGGTTCATACAGCAATTCGGCGGTTACTGTTTGACGGGCTCGGTGAAAGAGCACGCTTTGCTGTTCCTGTATGGCGAGGGCGGCAACGGAAAATCGGTCTTTCAGAATGTGCTGGCGAAATTGATGGGCGATTATGCGAAGGCCGCGCCCATGGAAATGCTGATCTCACAGAGTTATGAGCGGCACCCGACTGACCTTGCTGGCTTGGTCGGAATGCGTCTTGTGACGGCATCGGAGACCGAGGAAGACCGCGCCTGGGCGGAAGCCAAGATCAGGCAGATGACGGGGGGAGACAGGATCACGGCTCGCTTCATGCGCAAGGATTTCTTTTCGTATCAGCCAAGTTTCAAATTGCTGATCGTAGGCAATCATATGCCCCGATTGCAAAACGTGAATGATGCGATGCGGAGGCGGTTCAAGGTCGGGCCGTTTGTGTCCAAGCCTGCAACTGTGGACCGTGATCTTGAGGAGAAATTGATAGGTCTGGAAGGACCGGAGATTTTGAGGTGGTTCATTGACGGCTGCCTGGACTGGCAACGCAATGGACTGATTGCGCCGCCACGGGTCATCAAGACGACGAGTGAGTATTTTGACGATCAGGATTTGTTCAGACAATGGCTGAATGAGATGTGCCGCCTGAGCGCCGACATGGCCAATGCGTTCGAGCCGCACGCCTACATCTATGCGTCATGGGCTTTGTACTGCGAAGCATCGGGCGAGAAACCGGGTTCCAAGAAGGCGCTGACGACACGACTCCGGGCGAAAGGCTGCACCCCTGACAGCGGCACGCATGGGCTGACGATCATGCGCGGAATTCTGCTGACAGCCGCCGAACGGAAGCGGATCGAGGCGATAATTAATAGTCGTGGGAAAGAGTGAAGCCCGCACCGCATAAACTCCCACCCACGGGCCTAAAATCTCCCACCCACGGGCCTAAAATCTCCCACCCACGGGCCTAAATCTCCCACCCTGACAATGAAAATCTCCCACCCTGGCAGCGATGCTGACGCTTTTCGTGACAATGATGCTGTCCGTATGCTGACAGTCCTATGTGCATCGAACAGTACATATAGGTTGGAGATGGTGGACGATGGTTGGTGATTTTTTAACAACCTCCACCCGGAATTCAGTAAGAACTGCAATGGATTAAGTAAGAAGGTTGGAGATGGTGGTAGTTTTTCCAAGGAAGAGGCTCACGCCTGCGCGTACACTCTATATAGAGAGAGTCTTACACACGTTTATAACGCCTATAGAGCGGTAATTTGGAAAATCGCCCACCATCTCCCACCCGGACCTGTCGCCGCCGAGGTCGAGGCCCCCTCGAATATTCGGATCGGTCGATGTCACTCGGTAGTCACTCGCAAGTCACAGCGCGCCCAAGTCACACCGAAGTAACAGCCCCGTGTACTTCGCGCTCGTCGGCGGCCAGCCATTGGAGCCCGAGGCTCGCCACATCTTCCCCATTGCAGGCCTTCGGCCCCCTTGCTCCCTCTCTCCGTTTCCTGGCTTGCAGGGGAAGGCCCCAAAGGCGGCGGGCAGCTCGGCCCGTGGTCTTGACGCCAGGAAGCGGCAAGGCCCCTCGACGGCCTTCCCTGGCGCGGTGATGGCCAGCCCGTACCACCTAATCGAACGTCTTGGTGGTACGGCTCTTGGCCTCTATGGTCCTTCCGGTCAATCGCCTTCAGTGACTCCGCAGTGACTTAGGGCAGTGACAGTGACTTGAGCAACGCTTGTGACTTAGCAGTTACTTGCGAGTTACTTGGAGGGGGGGTTGTTACTTCGGACGAGCGTTTTGCGCCTCGACGGGTCCGGCTTTCCCCCGGCGCTCAAGACCCACAAAAATCCGCTTGTGGGTAAAGCCAGATAGAAACCGAAGCCCGGCTAGTGCGTTGCTGCCCGCGTCTCGTCAACCAGAGGTTTCGCGTAGTCGAAGGAGAATTCGAAAGACGGCTGGGCTGTATCACTATTTGTAGCCCAATATGTTGCCGACTCTGCGATTAGCCGCACGCAATCTGGATGTTCATAAATCCCGTGCCGCAGGCCGTGTGATAGCGGATCATTTTGTACCAAGGTGATCGTGGCAGATTGGTATGTTGAATCAGGCACGGTTTGGGTGTTGATCTGGCATTCCATCGGGCTCCATGCGAGTTCGCGGCCGTGCGCCATTCGCACAAACATATATATGACAAAGAAAATGGCATTGAGCCAGGAGAGGTAAGGAAGAGCAGGGGCGACCCAATGTTCGAACATCCCGGTATAATTACATACATCGCCGCCGGGTAATGAGCATCTAACCAATCCAATTACTGTTGCTCCCATAGCGTATAGCATCAGCCCTAAGACTGAGAGAGGCATCCCGAGCAGGGCCACATATTTGAAGCCAATGGCGGTCTCGATGAGCAAGGAAGCTTCATCATCAACAGCTCTTATAACGGCCATCTGTTGTTTGTTCATATTCCAAGTTCGTGTGGCGTCTTTGGTGATCCTTCTAACGTGGTTGATTTGCTCAACTCTGAGAGCTGAAAGGCCCTTTTGCCAAGTAAAGAATATCAGGCCAAAGGCGGCTAGATTCACAAGAATGCTAAACGAATCATCCCATTCAAGAAAGGCGCGACCTATATATGAAGCGAAAAACGCTATCATGGCCGTTACTATAGTTCTAACCAATCCTGACACCAAATCAATATCAGCCTTGAAGACCTCGACAAATGGTGTTGCCAGCGTGATGATGTAAGGATCAGCCGCATCATTGGCTTCCTTGAGTTTATGATAAGCGCGAAGGGCTACATTGCCGCCGTGGCTGTGGGCGATAACGAGTTGGAGTTCCTTGTCGTTGCATTCTCTTGAGAGCTGGTCTTTCAGTTTTTCGGCTGCCGCCTCTCTGTGGCTGAATGAATTCGCGCCAGACCATTCAATATGTTTGGTAAATGAGCACTCGATACTGCGCACCTTAAGTGCGGCAGCAAGGTTCGTTTCAAGATAGCCGTCTTTTTCATACCACGGAGTCGAGCGTTTCATTCGAAATAGGCGTTTAATTCCATTCAATAAAGGCGAAATGAATGGAAATCCCTTGTGCCATGTTCCGGGTACGACCGTGATGCGTAGCTTCCTTGGCATGTGTTCCCCCTGAATCGTTCTCCGAGGGGATTGGAGCCATGAAGAGATCATTTTCAAGGATACTCAATCAATGGCGCGCTTTTTCTCGCCAAGGGGTGCAACCGCGCCACACAAGGAGTTGATTTGGATTGGATGGATTCCAACCGTTGTGAATTTGTGGTAAAAGCCTACCGGGGCTGCCCGAGGGCCGCAGATGGATATGCAGGTCGAGCAATGGAAGCTCTCCGCTCTCGCGCCCTATGCGGCCAACGCCAGGACGCATTCCCCCAAGCAAGTCACTCAGATTGCAGCCTCCATCCGTGAATTCGGATTCAACGTTCCATTGCTCGTCGATGACAATGGCAGCCTGATCGCCGGTCACGGCCGGTTGCTCGCCGCCAAGGAGCTGAAGCTCAAGACCGTCCCCGTGATCAAGCTCAGTCACATGACGGAAGCCCAGATCAGGGCCTACCGGATTGCCGACAACCAGCTCACCCTGAATTCGGAATGGGATGTCGCCCTCTTGCAAGAGGAGCTGCGCCAGCTCGACGAACAGGGGTTCAATGTCGAAGTGATCGGCTTCGATGATTCCGAGCTTGCGCAATTCGCGCAAATCGCAACGGAAGATGAAGCCTTGCTGGATGCAGAGGACAAATCCGCGCTCCTGCAATTGGTGAACGTCACATTCGGCGAGCCACGCCACCAAGTCGAGCAAGGCGACCATTACAAGCTTGCAGACCGGCACGATCTCTTTTGCACCTCGGTCATTGCAGGCTTCCCCACATGGGGGCCATACCTCACCGCCAATAGGCTTTTCTGCCCATATGCTGGCGTCTTTGTCCCCTTCTCAAAGCAGGCCGCCGCCCATGATCTTGTCATCGTCCAGCCCGACGCCTTCATTGCAGGCCACACACTCGACCGTTTCGAGGAAGCAAACGGCAAGGTGACAAAGCGATGAAACGCACGGCGGGCAAATGGGACTGGAATGAATGGCCGATCTATTTCCTGCCCGTCAACACATGGGCCTTCAAGAATGCCGATACGATTGGTGCCGAAGGCTCGATGCTTATTGCAACCAACGAATTGATGGGCGAAGCAAACACGAAGCGCTTTGAGGGAATGCTTGACCAGGGCAAGCGCGTGCTGCTGGACTCGGGCGTCTATTGGCTCGCCACTCAGCACGCCGCCAGGCACGAGATGACGATGGATGAAGCGCTCTCACTCGCCCCCGATGAAGTCGATAACTGGCAGATGTTGCTGTCCCTCTATATTGCAACGGTTAAAGCCTATGAGAGTCATTTGTGGGGTTACATCGAACTCGATCAGGGGGGAATCAGCAACAAGAAGAAAACTCGGGCTTATCTTGAAGGCTTGGGCTTACAACCAATCCCGGTCTATCATCCCTTGAATGACGGCTGGGATTATTTCGATGAGCTTGCGAGCAACTATGAACGGATATGCGTGGGGAATATCGTGCGAGCAAACAGGGAAACAAGAACGAGAATTCTCGCAACGATATGGGAGCGCAAACGGAAGTACCCGCATCTTTGGGTTCATGCGCTGGGGATGACGCCGAACGACATGACGCTCGCCTACATGATGAATTCTTTCGATAGTTCATCCTGGCTGCATGGGGTGATGTACGGGATGACGAAAGCCGCCACCGTCAATTCCCCCATGACGGAATTGAAGGATGGTTTCCAGTACCGGCGCGACGTTCCGATTGATGCCGACACCGGCCACACCAAGGCGTTCGTCATGTGCGGTTACTCGGCAAGGATGCTCAACCGCTCATTGGCGCAATTCCGCAGAGACATGGAGCAAGAGCTTGGCGCGGACATGGGACTATTCGATGACCATCACGGTTAGGTTCACACAAGCGGGCCTTCATTGCTGGCCCGAGGCCCCGGCCCACCGTTCCTATCTTGCAAGCAAACATCGCCACTTGTTCTTTGTCGAGGTGACGACGCCCGTCGAGCATCAGCAACGGCAGATCGAATTCCACGATTTGCTCGACGCGGCAAAACTCGCCTTCAAGATCGGTGAAACAGACTCATGTGAAACGATGGCGGCAAATCTGGTAAAGCAGCTCTGCAATCAATATGTGGGCCGCCCCTTCCGTGTTGCAGTCTTTGAGGACAACGAGTGTGGGGCAACCGTGACGGGGCCGCACGATTGAAGGTCTGCGAATGATGTTGAACCTTGACGGCGTGATCAACATCGCAAACGAGAACATGCCGCTCTCGCCGGGCGAGCGCGAGCACATGCTTGAACAGGCGGAAGTCGCCTTGAGCCTTTTGTTTGCATCGCTCCGCATCGACACCGAGCGCGACACCAACATGAAGGGCTCGGCCCACCGGATCGCGAAGATGCTTGTCACTGAAATCTTCGCGGGCCGCTACGAGCCCAGGCCGAAGATCACGACATTCCCGAACACGCGCGACATGCAGGATGTCTACACGGTTGGGCCGATCGCCGTCCGCTCGACGTGCAGTCACCACCTTGCCCCGGTCATCGGTCAATGCTGGATTGGCCTGATTGCGGGCGAGCAACTAATAGGATTATCGAAGCTCTCCCGCATCGTGGATTGGATCATGCGCCGCCCTCAATTGCAGGAGGAAGCGACCGTCCAGATTGCAGACGAGCTTGAATCCGTGCTCGACCCGCAAGGGGTGGCCGTCATCGTGAAGGCCCGGCACATGTGCCTGGAATGGCGCGGCGTCTGCGAGCATGAAACCTACATGACGACGACGGCGATGCGGGGGCTGTTCGAGGACAATGCGACAGCCCGCAACGAATGGTTTGCATTGGTCAAGTGAGGTGGAGCGATGAGTTACGAAATCAGCCGGACCCATGAGGCCCATATCGGGCACCGCGTCTATGGCCACGAAACCAAATGCAAACAACTACACGGCCATTCCTATGTGTTCACCTTCACTTGCAAATCCGATGATCTCGACTCGCTCGGCCGGATCATCGACTTCTCGGTCGTGAAGTCACGGCTCTGCCAATGGATCGAAGACAATTGGGATCATCGGTTGCTCTTGTGGGAGGGCGACCCCTGGCTGTCCTCGATGCGGGCGATCGACCGGAGCGTCGTCGCCGTCCCGTTCAATCCGACAGCGGAAAAGATGGCCGAGTATATCGTGGAGGAAGTCGGCCCGCGCGCCCTCAGCGGGCTTCCTGTGAAGCTGACCGGCTGCAAGGTCGAGGAGACGACGAAATGCTCGGCGAGTTACTGCCGGTAAATGAAATCTTCCCGACGATGCAGGGCGAAGGCCGCTACACGGGCACGCCAGCGACATTCATCCGATTGCAGGGCTGCCCGGTAGGCTGCCCGTGGTGCGACACAAAGTACACATGGTCGAAAGATGCAAATAGGGAAATTCCCTTTGCAGATATGCTGCAAAAGAGCGAAGCAACCAATGAGACTTATGCAGCCGTCGAGGCGCTTGACCTGGCTGCAATCGTCGCCCCGAAGCCGCAGCACGTCGTCATCACGGGCGGCGAGCCGGGGCAATATGAATTGCGGCCTCTCACCGGGGCCTTGATCAGCAACAGACACACGACCCAGTTAGAGACCTCGGGGACCTATGACTTGCGGGTCGATACCCGGACATGGGTGACCGTCTCCCCAAAACTGAACATGCCGGGGGGACTGGCCGTCAAGCCCTCGGCGCTCAAACGGGCAAACGAGATCAAGCACGTCGTCGGGAAGCCCGCCGATGTCAAAGCGCTTCTTTCGTTGCTGGAAGCCTGCAATCCGATGGCGCTGGTCTACGTGCAGCCGCTTTCATGTTCGGCGAAGGCGACCGCCCTTTGCATCGAGGCCGCCAGTGACAACGGCTGGAAGGTCTCAATCCAGACGCATCGGTTCGTCGATGTGAGGTGAGGATAAGTCGTGTCTTCGACTCGCCAGCCCGTGACTTCCAAGCTACAAAAGTGGCGCACTGTCTCGGTTTGGGGATTGGTCTCTCTTGGACGGGACGGTGCCGGGGCCGCCTGCCGTCGTACTCGGGCGGCCCCTCAATTCAAGGCAGAAAAAAAGGCTGCCTTGCTATTGGGGTACGAGCCCGGCAGCCTTTTCGTTGCGCGCATGATGGTGTGGGGCCGACATGCGACATTGTTGTCGCATGAGTTGGTGTGCGAAGCCTTAAAATTTGCTGGCGATCGTTTTAGGTTCGCGCGGGATTTTGTCGATACACAAGAAAAAAGGCGGCCCGAAGGCCACCCTTGCTTGTTTGGTGCAACGCTTTAATGGAGCGTTGGCGTCTGATAGGGATAGGCTGTCGTCAGGGCGCTCTTGAGCCGGGACTTGGCGTTGCAATATTCAATGCCAATCCAGGCCACCAAGGCTTCCGCGAATTCGGCCCGCTCGCTGGCCACCATATCGATATGACGGGCGAGTTGGACGACATTAGCCACCAAATCGTCGAGCGCACCGATCATGGCCCCCATGTGCCGCTGCCCGCCCGCATCGGTGAAGTCGCACATGACAAACCCGTCGCTGGTGACGGCCGCCATGCCGTTGTAGCAGGGTGGATTGATTTCCAGCCCGAGGGCGCAAGCGACGACGGCCCCGGTCATGGTCCCACCGGCGGCTTCCATGATCCGTTCTTTCCAATTCATCATTTGCGGATTCCTATCGATTGCGCGGCTTGTGCGAGGGCCTTTCGGTCCTCGGTGATGCGGCGTTCAAAATGGGCGGCCTCGGCATAGACCGACAAAGGATATTCCGCCTTGAAATGCAAGTCCCGTTCAAGGGGCAGCTCGCCGACTTTGCCCATGCCAGCAATCCGGACTGGTACCCGGATTTCCTCAAGCTCCGAACGGGCCACATAGCCCAGCTCTGGCTCGCCCATACCCAAGTCACAAAGCCCGAACAATCGGTCTGGCTCGTCAGGGGTGCTCTCGGTCAAAAGCCAAGTCGCTGCCCCGACAGGGCTGAAGATTTTCACGACTGGCATGTGGTCGATTTCCCGCGTGTGTTTTGTGCGGCGCTGTTCTTGCAGCGTGGCTTGCCCATTGGCCGCGAGCGCGGCCAAGATTTCAGGTGTGAACAGGATCATCAGTAAAGCCCCCATGACAGGTCGTTATAAAGTTTGTGTTCTCTTGTGAGTCCGCCCTTTGCGAGGGCGGAGATGCGGATTGCGAGAACGACGGCGGCGGCTTTCGTCGTTTCGTAGTCGTCATTCTCGCAAGCCTGATAGTCGTAGCAGTCGCAGCACTTGACGATTTGCGTCTGCACCATCTTGTCGGGGATCACGAGCAGGATGACGGTCGCTGCCCGTTTCCGGATTGAGTCCTCTATGAGTTTGGCTGGGCTCGCCGTCCACCGTTGCATGGTGGCCGCGATATCAGCATTGTCCTTTGCATCGTAGGGGTAGCGCCTGTCGAGCGAGCGGAGATTTTCCGCAAGTAACGTTTTGAAAACCGCGTCTTGCGTTGCAGGCTCGTCACTCGACAAATTCGCCAGCAATGAGAGGTGGTTTTCCGAGCAGAGAAATGCGCTCATCTAGGCCACCATGATCATGAGTTCTTCGGCTCCATAAACCTGCCGCTCCCCGCAGCACTCGCATTCGTAACGGCGTGCGTCAGGCTCGACACCTTCCACTTCGGCCCCGCATGAGAGGCAGAAGCCGGGATTGTCCAAGGTCGTTTGGTGCCGCTCGACGGCGGCCACGATTGCATTCGTTGTGACTTCGGGATGCCACTTTTTTCGGTCCAACATTTTTGGTCTCTCGTTGAATGAAGCGACGACCGCTTCGGACTGAACCGGGCTAAACCCGGTGCAGGATCGAAAAGGTCACTTGCTCCCCGTAATCGGGACTAGCTCCGATTCTAGAGGGCGCATGGGTGGCTCGTATTCGCCGCATTTGCAGCGCTTGCCGTCCCATGAATCGATTCCGCCCTTGCGCCAGCCGCAACGCGGGCACCACGGATGAAGTACTTTCTTTTCGTTGCTCTCCATTATTGAATCACCGTTTCGAGCCGTCGTAAGAGCCGAACGACCGTGACCGGGTGCCAGCCCTTGCCATTTGCAGTCGTGATCTTGGACGCATTCAAGCGGCGGGCAATCTCGCTCGCCGATATCCCCGCGATTGCCAAGGGCTGAACGAATGCGCGCAAACGTTCGGCATTCGCATCGGCGCGAGCCCGACTCCGCGCGCCAATCGTCGGCGAGCCCAAGCGCGTGCCTCGGGCCTTGGCCGCCGCAAGGGCCTCTTTCGTGCGTTGGGCGATCATGCGGCGTTCCTCCTCAGCAAATGCCGCATAGACGTGCAGCATGACGGTGGGCGCGTTGGGCATGGCAGCAATCAAGAATCGCACACGCGATTCCATCAATGATGAAATGAACGCAACGTTGCGCGAAAGCCGGTCAAGCTTGGCAATGATGATCGGGCAATTGAGGGCCTTGGCCCGTTCAAGGGCTGCCCTTAATTTGGGGCGGCGGTCGAGAGCATCGAATCCCTTTCCGGTTTCCACTTCGATGAAAGAAGCCGCAAGTTGATAGTTGTTGGCAGCAACAAAGGCCGCGATGCTTGCCTGCTGGGCTTCAATGCCGAGGCCCGATCTGCCCTGACGCTCTTTCGAGACGCGCAAATATCCGACAATGCATGTGTTAGTCATCGGATTCATCGCCGTCACTCTCGGGCTCATCTGCGGGCGGGGGCGCGAGCAGGAAATCGCCGACATGATTTCCATTCACGTCGTATATCTTTCCGTCCGTGTGGCCGTAGTGCTCGATGCGGTTTGCAAGCTCGCGCAGGATGCGGGCAATCTCGGTCGATTTATTGTCGTCCTCAAAAGCAGCGTTCCCCGTCCGGATTGAAAGCTTGAATGAGCCGGATTCATTCGGGAGCCAGGAACGCAAGAGCTTTGCAACGGGCATCGGAATCCGGGCGGTGCCGCAGCCATAGCCAGCAATTGAGCTTGCGGAAATGCCGAGTTCTTCGGCCGCTACCGGATAAGTCCAGTGCATCCGTTTCAGGATGTCGCGGAATTCGTCCGCCTCCATTGTGGGTTGTTTGGTAATATGGCGCGCGTTTTTCGACATGTGATGCTTGTCCTTGTGATGAAGCAAACCGCTTCGGAATGCGGCGACTAGCGCCGCATGGTCGAAAAGGTCCGGTTCAGGATTTGCGCGCGCTGTTCAGGATTGCGATTGCGCGATCTATCGGAAGGTTACGACTACCAAGAAAATCGAGAAGCGCGGCTGTGTCGTCTTCATTCTTGAATTCGGCGAGCCATTGATTCAGGATCGCGGCGGATTGATCGCGGGAGTAACCGATTTTCTCTAGCGCGGGGATTGTGTCGTTTTCGTCCAAGTCCCCTTCAATCAGATTTAGCTTGACGAGTTCGAGGGCAGTTTCGCCTTCCTGCTTGATCAATTGGGCGTGCCATCTGTCGGCCCTTTCGAGCGCTGTTCCCTCGGGCACTCCGATTGCCTGCAATTGCTCTGCTGCATCTTGCGTGTCGATGCGGCCGCCGAGGAATTCGGCTTTAATTTTTTCTGGTGTCGTCATGATGATCTCTCGTTGAATGAAGCAAAACCGCTTCGGAATGCGCCGAACGAGTCGGCGCATGGTCGAAAAGGTTTTAGAGCTTCACGGTGACTCTAAGCTTTTTGGCAATCTGCCGAATGAAGTCCTGTGCGGCGGCGGGGGAATGTTCGAGCTGTTTGGTGGCGGCCGAAGTGACTTCAAGCATTTCGGGAAGATCAAGAAATGTGGTTCTCAAGTACCCGATTGCTTGCTCATAGCCTGCTACTTGCTGTGCGGCGCAATCATCGTCCCATTGGTCTAGAAGGGCATGGGCTTGTTCTTCCGATTGCCCGATTGCCGTCAATCGATCGAAGGCGTAGTCACCGCCGATTTGGCCGTCCATATATTTCCGCTGAATTTTTTCGATTGTTCTCATTTTGTCACCCAAGCTTCTTTTCCAGATCGGCGAGCGAGTCCGCATCGCCCATTGCAATGCGTTCCTCTTCATCCATTTCATCAGTCCATTGGTCGGTCAGGGTCCGGGCCTCGGTTTCGGAAACTCCGATATAATGAAGGGCCACGAAAGCCTCTTGATTATCGATATTGCCCGCCCGGAAATCCCTTCGGATTCTCGATTTCGTCAATCTGCTCATTCTGATCTCTTGCCTTGGAGGGGTGCCGGGATACCGGCTCGCTCCTTTTCTGGTCTCAAAAAACGATCTTTGCAACACGGAAAATGCAATCTTTATAATATTTATTGGAATCGGGAAAGAGGCCCCCCCTTGGGGACGAAATCGAGGCCTCTGGGGCTTTCCGGGGAGCCAGGGGGGGATTTCCAGCCAGGAAGGGGCAATCTGCCCCGGCAAAAGGGGCCTTCCCTGGCTCCCCCTCGGGCCATCTTATGGGGCCGCCTCGGGGGCTTCCCTGGCTCCATTCCCATGGGGGCGGCCCCCTGGATTTGCCATGCAATCCGGAAAGGAATCCGGGGCGGCGTGAATTCGGAAATTAGGAATTCTTGGGGCTGATGATCATCAGCCGCCGCGTTGCCCTGGAAAGCGCGATATCTCGCAGCTCGTCATCGGCCCATGATGCGGATTCGGTAATCACGAATTCCGCTTCGATGCCCCTGACGCTGGCGGGCGAGCCAAATCGCACGATGGGCAGATGTGACAAGCGGTCGTAACGGGCCAGAACCGCCCCGGCATGTTCGGCGGGCCATCGCGACAAACGGAAGGGCGCGGGCAATCCTTGGCCCCGGAGCCAGGACAGCCAGGCCGAGCGCCGCCCCGGTGACGCCAGAATGAACAGGGAGCCGAAATCGTTGGGCGGCGGCGGGACCGTCGTCAATGGCCCAGCCTCGATTTCGATCTTCTCGGGCTTGCGAAGGCAGCGAGGCAGACCGATTGCGATGTCGGCCTCTGTTTCTTGCTGGCTCGCAACGATCACGCTTGCATTCGGGAAGTAACGCCGCATGACAACCGCGTCGTCTGGGCTGATTTCGTCCAGGCAGAGAAGCCGGACCTGTTTGCAGGAATAGTAATTCCCCCGGATGAGATCGGCCTTGTCGAGCAGGCGGCGGTGGGACTTGTAGTTACTGGCATAATCGGCAACGCATTCGAGATAGGCGTTCCTTGGCAGAGCCTGCGAGCCCAGCCGCGCGTCATGGTCGGCCTGGATCGCGGCGAGCACGCGGGGCTTGAGGCTTTCGAGGAACCGGGCTTCCGTTTCGGTCGGCTCGACGGTTATGTCGTTGAGCGGGGCCAGCACGTCGCCGATGTAACCGCTCGCGATAGCCTCGGGCTGCAGAAGCCGGTGACTTCCGATCTGAGCTGAATAGCGCCGCATCGCGTCGATGGGGATGCCGGACAAGTCCGGCTGCAGCCCGCCAGCCAGGGCGCGCAATCGTTCGATCGCTGGCCATGGCGCAAAGGCTGCAATCTGGGCGCTGGTTACGCCAACGTCACGGGCGGCATGGATGACCGAGGCAAGCGCCGAAGTCTTGCCGCTACCGGGCGGCCCGAAGATGCAGGCCGTGAAGCGGTTCCTGCGAGCGATGGCATCGCGCACTGACTCTGCGCAGGCCTGCGGCGTGGCGTGATAGATAGTCGCCAACGTTGGTTCCTCGCCTATGTCCGCGAACATTATCAAATTCGCCGAAGATGAGGCAACGAAATGGGAGCGCGACAAGCGCGTGATGAGTTCACGCCTTGCCGGTACCAGTCTGCGCGAAATTGCGGAGCATGAAGGCTGCACGATTGAAGACGTTGAAACTTCAATCGTCCGTCAGTCGGGCGGCGTGTCACCGAATTTCCGCGAGCGCCACATGCAGCTCTCGCTCGAACGCCTCGACCGGCTCTTGCGCGCCCACTACACGGCAGCCCTCAAAGGTAACTACGACGCATCCGTGATCTATTTGCGGACCATCGAAATGAGCGGCCGGTTTCTCGGCCTGTTCCCACCGCCCCAGCCTGATACCTCGCTCGAAAAACTGAAAGCCCGCGTCAGCAGCACCGAGGAAATGCGGGACGCGCTCGACGAATTGTTAGGCCGGAAATCGATCGAGGGCGAAGTCGTCAAAGAGACGGAAGGCGGCAATGAGTGATCGCTTTCTGGATGAAGTGAAGTTGCTGCACCGGCTTCGTGCCGATGTGCGCAGTCTCTCCGAAGACGCCAGAGAAACTTTCAGGACAAGGATGGCCCATGCTGCCGGAGATTGGGTATTTCATGCTCGTGATGCCCAGTTACCGCCGCCAGACATGGATTGGTGTTGGCTGCTCCTCGGTGGTCGAGGTTTCGGCAAGTCACACTCGCTGTCCGAGGCGGTTCACATTGCCGTCCGCGCTGGCATATCCCGAATTCATTTGATCGCGCCGACGACGGCGGACTTCCACGACGTGAACATTGAAGGGCACAGCGGCATTCTTGCGACATGCGGTCGTGATCCGCGCCCCCGTTGGGTGAGCACGCGAAAGAGGCTCGAATGGGAGAACGGGGCTCTATGTGTTTTCTTTTCCGGCGAGGAGCCCGACAGCTTGCGCGGACCACAAGCCGAGCTGGTAATAGTCGATGAAATCGGTCGTATGCGTTATCAGCAACAAGTCTTCGATATGGCGATGATGGGGCTGCGCCTCGGTGACAAGCCTCGCATTCTGCTTGCTACTACGCCACGAACGACACCATTCATGAAAAAGCTAGTTGCAATGCAGGGCGTTTCGATCACGACCGGGACGACTTACGAAAATTCCCGCTATCTCTCCCCGGACTTCCTGCGCAAAATCCGCGAGCTGTATGAGGGAACGCGCCTCGGTCGTCAGGAACTACAAGGCGCGATGATACTTGATCCGCAGAATGCTCTGTTCAAGGATGACTGGTTGCAGCATGACGATGTTGAAGATCAGCAGATTGAGCAGGCAACGGTTGGCGTTGATCCATCGGGCGGGGCCGATGATGTCGGCATAGTCGCTAGCGCCTTGCTGACAGATGGCCGCTATGCCGTCCTTGCCGACAGGACTTGCGGAGGCAGCCCCGCGCAATGGGGTGAAGCGGCGGTCAAATGTCACGATGATTTTGATTGCGACGATGTTGTGGTCGAGGTGAATTTCGGCGGTGACATGGCGACGGAAGTCATCAAGCAGGCAGCGGAGCGGATTCATCAGCGAGGCGAGCGGGATTCCAACCTGATCAGCATCAAGGAAGTGAGTGCTAGCAGAGGAAAAGCAATGAGAGCGGAACCTATTTCGTTGCTTTACGAAAAAGGGCGCGTGCTCCATCGGCGCGGGATGGATCAGTTAGAGGGGGAAATGATGGCGTTCTCGCGCGAGTGGGATCGCAGCGTTGACGGAAGCCCCAACCGCCTCGACGCAATGGTCTGGGGTATTACGCGGTTATGCAAGATCGTAACCGACATTCCGATAGCATAGGAGGAAGTAACAATGCCGAAAGCAAAGATTCAGAAGCCGGACAAGACGCTAAGGACGCCGAGCAAGGTCAGTGCGGCGCAGGCGAAGGGCCACGTCAAGAAAGCGCCCGTTGCTGCTCCCGCAGCCCAGCGTATCGGCAATCGCCGGAGGTGACCAATGGCATGCGGGGCCTGTCGGCAAACGCGCGTTGAATTCGTTCAGTCTGCTCGCCGCCTGGACATCCGGGGAGCCGCAAGGGCGGCAGCTCGGGGCCTAGCGATCAACGTGGACAAGGCGCGCGGCGTCGATGTTGATCTCAAGTACTCATCGAACCAGCCCCCGACCGTCCAGGCCACACCGTACAAACGACCGCCTGACCGGAGTACCTGACATGTGGTGGCCGTTTGTCCAAAAAGCCGATGTGCCCACGAGCAGCGTCACGTCTGAAGTGGCGACTGGTAACTGTGCTAATCTGGACAAACTCAATGCCGACATGGCGCGGGAATATGTCCGGTCGCTCTATCTCTGGCGCTCGGTCGATATGATCGGCAGCATGGCGTCATCGGTGCCGCTGATCATCCGGAAGGGTGAGGATCAGCAGCTCTCGGCCAGTGACATGGATGTTCTGAACATGCTTGCTCGACCTAACCCGCAATGGTCTGGGGCGGCCTTGCAGTACTTCACGGCTGCATCGATTGCAGTCAGCAACAAGGCTTATCTCTTACGCATACGCGGTACGGGCGGTAGCACGCTCGAACTTTGGCCGTTGACGCCCACAGATGTCACGCCAATCTATGCTTTGGGCTCCCGGATGATCGAAGGGTTTCAGGTCGCAGAAGCCGGACGGATGAATTACTACGAAGTCGATGAAAACGGGGACTCTGACATTATCTATATCCGCCGACCGTCGTTGAACAGGCAGACTGATCGTTCCCCGGCATCGATCGCGGCAGCCCCCGGCGAGGTGTTCACCCGTGTCTTGCAGCGCTGTGCCGACATTGTTTCAAATTCATCGAACATCACAGGCGTGCTCTCGACCGAAAAGGAAATGACGCAAGCCAAGGTGCGGGAGATCAAGGACCGCGTGACGCAATTCAGGATTGGACATGCCGAGAGCGGCGGCGTCATGGTGACCGCCAACGCCAAATGGGCGCTCACCCGATTAAATGATGATCCGGCTTCCGCACTCTCGGTTGATATCAAGGATTCACTCGCGCGTGATGTTGTTATGACGTTCGGAGTGCCAACTCAGCTTGTGGGCCTGCCCGGAAGTGATACATTTAATAATCTAGCAATGGCCCGCGTCGGGTTTCTCACTGACACCGTACTACCCGGTTATGTCGGCCTTTATGTTGCTGGATTAAACCATGCGCTCATGCGCAATGGAGCCAGGATAGAAGCCGACGTTGAACATATTCCCGCGATGATCCGGGCGCGGCAGGACATGACCGACATGGCGGCGCGGGCCACGATGCTGTCGGTGAACGAGCAGCGCGAACTCCTCGGCTATCCGCGTTACACTGAAGACGAGACGGCGGATGTGCCCGTGTTACTCGAAACCTTGCGGCTTAAACGGCTTGCGATCGAAGTCCAGGGCGGAAATGTGTCGAACATCCTCAGCCCGGAGTCACGCGGGCCGCCTACGGGAGGGTGACAATGAGCATTTACTTGATTGGCGACGGAAATGGTCGCGTAAAGATCGGTTGGGCGAAAGATGTCAAGAAACGCCTCAAGACGTTGCAGGCGGCAAATTCAGAACCACTCGTGATCATACGTGTTATCGAAGGTGGTCGATTGGGAGAGAAATGGCTTCAACGATACTATGAGGATTGGCGGATTGGCGGAGAGTGGTTTCAATTCGACAACGAGATGCTTACGATCACACCGCCAGACGAGGTGCCAGCACCACCAAGACCCAAGCGGGTAGTGCCAGATATCGCCGATCAATATTATCGAGCCGGTAAGATCACGCTCCAACAGTGGGCTGAGCTTCGGAAGACTGCCGCAGAAGATAAGAGGCGGGTTTGCGACAAGATCAACGCCGACATGAAGGCGCAACTGTCGCCAGAAATGCATGATACTTACGATCGATACTTCAAGGCATAGATCGCTATGGAACAGCTACTCAAATACGATGCCGCGTGTCATGCGCTCGCTGAAGCCGCCCGTCTTGATGAAGTCAAGGACATCAAGGACAAGATGGAGGCGATTGAGCATTATGCCCGGCAGGCACGCAATCAGGAGTTGGAGGCCAATGCCTGGGTGATACGGAAGCGGGCGGAGGACAGATTGGGTGAAATGAGCCTGCAATTGGAAAGAGCGCATAAGTTCGGTCCAGGGATCGATGTTCAATTGCCCGCCTGTGGGAAGTCGAAAAAGGACGTACTCGCCGAGCTTGGAATCTCAACTTCAGCCGCTCAACGCTATGAGCAGTTCCATCAACTCCCGGAATGGGAAAAGCGCGCAAGGATCAAATTGGGTGAAGCAGCGATCCTGTCCGGCAAGTCAGTTGCGGACGTTGCTGCCCTTCAAAATGAAAAGAAGCGCCAGCGCACCAAGCGTGAAGCCGATCTTGCCAAGCACATTCTGGCGCTTCCCAAAAAGAAGTACGGCGTCATCTATGCGGACCCGGAGTGGCGTTTTGAACCTTGGTCACGGGAAACCGGAATGGATCGCGCCGCCGACAACTTCTACCCGACTTCGCCCATTGATGTGATCAAAGCCCGTGACGTTGCATCTATTGCAGCCGATGATTGCGCACTATTCCTTTGGGCGACTCAGCCGATGCTACCACAGGCGCTCGACGTGATGGAGACATGGGGGTTCTCCTACAAAAGTCACTTTGTCTGGGCAAAGGACCGCATCAGCACGGGTTACTGGTCGCGCAACAAACATGAATTGCTGTTGCTTGGGACGCGCGGAAAGATTCCCTGTCCGGCTGCAGGCCAGCAGTGGGACTCGCTCATGGAAGCGCCACGGCGCGGTCATAGTGAGAAGCCGGAAATTTTCGCCGAGCTGATTGAAAACTATTTTCCAAATTTGCCAAAAATCGAGTTGAACCGTCGAGGCCCGCCGCGTCGAGGTTGGGATTGTTGGGGATTGGAGGCCGAGACGAAGGCGGCAGTGTGATGTTGCTCAACGTCGATAGTGACCGGCAGTGTCAGGTCTATCTCGACAAGATGGAGCAGCAGCTCCACTATCACGGATTCCCTTTGTGTTGTGCCGGTATTCGGCTGCAAATGTCAAGAGGTGGAGTGCCAGCGGCTCACTATGTCAACAAACGCGGCGAGCCAGCGTTGCGTCGTCACTATGCGCGCATTTATTACGATGTTTATACTTCGATCCACCATCAATTAGAAACGAAGGCAGCTCGAACAGGCGTCAGCCGATTTATGCAAGAGCAGTTATCGTACCTCGAACGGCACGCCGCAAATCGTGTTGCTGATATCTCACAATCGCTCGCTGATGATGTCCGCGATATCGTCATGCGCGGCGTCAGGGCGGGATTGAGCAATGACCAGATTGCACGCGCCATGTACCGAGACATTCCCGAGTTTTCGCGCGGCAGATCGGCGAGGATAGCCAGGACTGAAACGCACAATGCGGCGATGGCGGCAGCGTGGGAGTCACTGAAATACCGCAATGTGCCCGTGCGGACAAAGACGTGGGTTACTGCCCATGACGAACGGGTTCGTCAGAGTCATGCTGATCTCGACGGCGTGACAATCCCGGTGGATGAACCATTCCAGGCGGCCAGCGGCCCGATGATGTACCCAGGTGACTCATCCATGGGCGCTGGGGCCGAGGATATTGTGAATTGCCGTTGCAGCCCGATCTATCGGACGTGACGACTCACGAATTGGGTGTTCCGGCGCATGATAAGTCTTGTCGCACATATGCGAGCGCCACAATGCCCTATCAGGACTTGAGCTGTACATTCGAAACGAAAGACGAAAAGAGCGACAGCGCAATGTTCTCTGGCGTTGCTTCTACGACTGACCTAGACGGCAATCGTGAAGTCATAGAAGCGGGAGCATTCGAGCCAATTCCTTACAAACTGACAGGCGAGCCGGATATCCTGATGCTGCGGGATCATGACGTTCGGCAGGTCATAGGCGGTTGGACTCGGTTTGCACAAATTGGGACTGAACTGCACGTCGAGGGTCAGCTTTGTCTTGCCGTCGAGAAAGCCCGCGAGACATATGCACTCATGAAGGCCCGCTATCTGACTGGCCTCTCTGTCGGTTACATTCCTGATCGGTCCAGCATCAGGTACGATGATCGCAGCAATCGCCGTATCGTCAGGAAGGCTTCTTTGAAGGAATGTTCTATCGTCGCAAGGCCCGCCAATGACCGCGCTCGCGTCCTCAGCGTCAAGGGCGAGTTTGGTGAAATGCTCGCTCGATGCGGACTGAGTGACAGCGATGTCGATATCCTTGTCAACGAAGGACTCGAAGCGTTGTTGGAGCGGCGTGACGCACAAAAGCCATGGGGCGATGTCACATATGCCGATCCCGGTTATCAAGACGACAAAGTTAGGCGTTATCCGATTCATACCGAGAGTAACATCAGGGCGGCATGGTCCTACATCAACATGCCGAAGAACCAGCGAGCCTACACGTCCGAACAGATCGCGCGCATAAAGGCGCGGATCATTGCAGCATGGAAAGACAAGATCGACAAGGACGGCCCACCGAGCGCCAAAGCAGACCTAGACGACGATTACTTGCCGTCGTTCCTCGAAACGCCAATGGACGAATTGCGCGTTGCTCACGAAGCCCGCGCATTGTTGTCACAGTTGAAGGGCCGGTGCCATGGCTGATCAGGCTGGATTCGCTGAGCTTGTACAAGAGATCAAGACGACGCGCGAAGATATCGCGAAGGCGGATGAGGATCGCGTCAAGCTGTTCGATGAAATGCGCGAGGACATCAAAAAGCACGGTCAGATGTCGGTCGATACCGAGACCAAAGTCGGCAAGATGACATCCGGGCTGTCGGCGCTCGAAGTGAAGGCGGAAAGTCTTGAAGCGAGCATGAACGAGCTTCGCAAGCGGGCTTTCCGGCCTGGACAGGAGCCGGAATTTACGGACGAAGTGAACCGCAAGGCTGCAGTCGGGCTCTTGCGTCTCAAGCATGAACTTAGAATCGTCAAGAAAGACCCGGACCATCCTTTCTCGCCGAATGAGGAGCAGATTGCGGAGGCTGGCATTGCCGTGAAGGCGCTGTCAGCACTGATGAACACGACTGATGCTGCCAACTTGCCGAACGATTACCGCAAGGCGCTGTCCGCTTTCAACTTCGGGAGCAACGGATTCATTCTCGCGCCAGAAATGTCGGCTCGTGTCCTGAGTTGCTTGGTGGATGAAACGGATGTCGCTGGCATCATGGCGAACATGACCATTAGCGGCCCGAGTGTCCGCTTCATGATCGATAACGTTCGCATCGATTACGCGGCCTGGGCCTGCGAGACCGCCTGCTTTGCAAACAATCCTCAGCCGAATCTGACTGAGGGCTTGGGCGAACTCGAAATCAAACCGGAGACGCTGCGGTATATCGTTTGTACTACGCGCGATATCCTTGAAGATGCATCTATCAACATTGAGAGTTGGATGTTGAATAAGGTCAACCAAGCGTTTCGGCGAACGATCTCGACAGCGCTCATGACCGGCGATGGAGTCGGAAAGCCAATCGGAATCTTGAATCCGAATGCGGGAATTCAAGTTTGCGATACCGCGCCAGCCACGCCACTGGATTCATTTACGTGGCAGGACTTGGTGGCGTTGAAGTGGCAGGTGCCGATGCAATATCACTCGGGAACGGGCACACGGTATCTGATGAATCAAAATACTTTTGGCCTGCTTTTAACGATGAGTGGTTCCGATGGTCGGCCGATGCTTGTACAATTTCCGCAGAATACTCCGAGCGGTCCTGGCTTTCTGTTGAACGGTTCACCGATTCAAATCGTTACTCAAATGCCGGACGTGGCTCCAGGGACTACACCCATCGCCTTCGGAAATTGGCCAGAAGTCTACATGGTCGTTTCGAGAAAGGCCGTGACGATGCAGCAGGACCCGTACTCCGCTGGCTTCTGTATTTTGTACAAATTTGAGGGCCGCATCGGAGGCGGGATCATCTGCCCCAATGCGGCGAGGCTGCTTCGTATCAGGTAACTACTAACTTGGACGATAGTTCGATGCGATGCGATGAGCTGAGATACAAATAGCAGCGAAGCGACTCGGCGCTGGGCGTTGAGTTAAGTTACGACGCGATTATGGAGATATCCTATGCTGAACATGTGGTCGGCTGCAAGTAACTATCTCGCGTTCGTCGTGTCCGCGACGAAATATGCAGACCTGTTGCCGGGGCTGTCCTACGGCGTCACGTTAATCAACACGACGGCGGCCGATGTCGCCTCTGGCACAATCACGCTCGAAGCGGCTGATGCGTTGCCTGACGATGCTTGCAAGCCGGGGACATTTGCGGCCCTTGCAGGCGTCCCTCAGTGCGATGCCGCGCCTGGAACTGTGGCGGGGCCAGCAACTATTCAACTGACACCGCAAAACCCGATTCGGGCCTATTCGCAATGCACTTACGCATTTGCCTGTCCGAACCAATTCCTGCGCGTGACGGGCGTACCAGCGTCACTTGATGCAGTAGTTGTAGTAACCCGGCTACGACGAACTGATTTTAGTATCGGTAACAACACGGGCGGAATCGAAAGTTTCCGTGCAGCATGAGCAGGCTTGTACAACAGTTTTTCGGATTGCTTGCGCGCAAGCGCCTGCGGCTTGGTGTCCCGGTAAAGCTCAAGGGCGACGTGAAGATCAGCTTTCGCGGACAAGGCGAAGCCCGTTTTCGCGTTCAGCATACCCGTGACCATCACGGAAAGCCGGATGAATTCGGATGGGCGGATGTCACAGCAATCCACAACGCCGCGATTGATCGCGAAAGAGCGATCGACCGGAAAGAGCATGTGGTTCGCGGCATGTTTGTCGATTGGATCAACGGCAATCGGGATGTTGCCTATCGTCACTATTCGGCGGCTTGGTTGCGGGTGATTCCATTCGATGATGACGCCGCCAGTTACCGGCAATGTTCGCGCTATTCGGTTCGTTTGAGGCCGGTATGATGGCGCCGGTCATACAGATCACGGCAGGCCATGCTGTTCGTTACTCGACGAACAACGGTGTGACGATGACGCAGTATGAGGATCAGGAATGGTATGAGGTGCCCGTTCATGTCGCTCGCGGCATGAAGGATCGCGGTTGGGCTCGGCTTTCCTCTCCCCCTGTAGAGCCAGCCCAGCCGCGTCAACCCGAACAGGCCGCGAAGGCCGAGGACGACAAGTCCAAGAAGCGGAGATAGTACCATGTGGAAACATCAATGGTGCTTCGGATGCGGCGGCCCGCCGCCGTGTCAACTGCGTTATCTGCCATCGCCTTGCGTCTGCACGATTGCCGCGCCGACTGGCGAGGCTGAGCCCGAAGGCGCGTCCGCGCGGGCGGCAAAGACGCCAGCGGCAACAGCAAAATCGAAGTCATAAGCCATGGGCAACGGCAGCATTTTTGCCGGGCGGGCCGTCGCTTCGATCAACGGCGGTCGAGGTGTCGGCTCGGTGACGGCATTCCCGCCTCGGGCGGCGATGTGCTCGCCGCTCCCGCAATGCTGCTGCAAGGGGCCTTGGTTCATCGGTCCAGGCGAAACCCAGCCGCTTGTCATCCATTGGAATGGCTGGATGGAAAGCCTTCCGGGTTTCAATCTGGCGAAGGTGTTGGAGGCGTCCTTGTACGACATGACACTGACGCCTCCGGCACCCGCAGACCCGGATATCATCAAACTGCTCGCTTCGGATGACGATGAAACAGAACCGGACAATGAGGACTTAGCGGCGGCAATCCGTATCGTGCCGCCTTATGACACGCTCGCTTTCGTCGCCGTCGATATCGATGCGCCGATCAACAGCCAGTTTCGTCTCAACCTTGCAGTAAAAGCGCGCAATTGTGACAGTGATCCCGCGATCATGCGCGTTTGCGTCGTCATAACGGTCGCCGAATGCTGACACAGAACCAGCAGGATCAAATTGATGCCGCTTTCGCACTCTGCAAGTTGCAGGCTGCGACGGATGAAGCATTCCCCGATGAACTTCTGCGCCATTGGTTTTCCGCAGCATGGGATTTGTGCGCCGAAATGGTTGGGCTCGTCTTTCCAGCTCTGGCCATCGTCGAGCCGATCTGCATTGATGAATGCGGTAACTTCACCTTGCGGCATCAGCCGTCGAGTGATGTGAAGATTTTCGACGGTTACACGCTGCTCATGGTCTTGCCGCCATCGCTGAGGCGGTCGCGATGTGATCCGTCTCTTTGTTGCTATTGCAACCTGTCGGCCCATTACACCGTTGGCAATGACGCTCCATGCGATGAAATTCCGCCGCGTTTCATCCAGGCGGTCGCCCGGTTGTTCACCTATATGGTCGAGAATCGAGGTGACACCGAACTCGACGACGAAATTTTGGCCCGGTGCGGCGCATTACGATTTCTATCGCCTGATCTGGAATACGTGGCTTGAAGGGGACTCAAGGTGTGACGGGCGGCGTGCGGCTCGAAAAACGAAAGGCGGTCTCCGTAGTCCCCTGGTTGTGACAACCTGCTTGACGGTCAAGGCCGCCGACGCACGCAAACCATTCGAGGAAGCGATGTCGCGTATCGTCCTGCGTCGCCGAACCGTTCCGGAAATCGGTCAGTTGCGTGACCTTGTATGGGTTTGCACCACGACCGAGCGGCCGGACGATGATGTCTCGACCATCAAAGAGCGCCCAGGCGTCTTCATGTGCCACGCGCGAATCCGCAACCTGCGCCCTGACCAAATCATGGATTATTTGGCCGTGTTCGGTACGCAGGGGAAACCGCCCACAATCGAAATCGCTATTCGTTTTCCGCTCGATGTGAAGATCGATTTGCATCATTGGGTCTACAGGAAGACCGGGGACGCTCGCATTTGGTACAAAGTGCGATCCGTCGAGGATATCGGCGGCGCTCAACGCTTCCTGTTTCTCGATTGCTCCATTGATGTCGTGAACGATATCCGCAGCGACCCCGCGACACAGGAAAGTCCGCCAGTGTGGGAAACACCGGAGGCGGCCCATGGTTGAAGTCAGAGTCCTTGATCTGCCGAATCTCGAAATTGACGATACTGCTATTGCGGCCTGGATTGAGGGGCGGCTTGATGAAGCCCAAGCCCTGTTTGTCCGGCAAATGAGCCGGGGGCGCGGCGGTGGTCGCGTCTATCGTCGAGGGCGGCGGCTTCACTACGCATCGGCCCCCGGTGAGTACCCAGTGACTGACTACGGCGGCCTCGCGCCATCGGTTCACCCGGAAATGACGGGGCCTCGCGAGGGGCGGCTTTCGTCGGATGTCTATTATGCCCGGTACCTCACGACTGGCACCGAACGGATGGAGCCCCGGCGAATGCTTGCCGATGCGCTCAACGAGACGTTGGCCCAACGGCCCGAGAGTGACCAGCTTGCAAAAGCGGCGAGGATCAGATGAACGCGATCGTTCCGCCACGGATTGAAAGCCTGTTCAATGTCGTGACTCGGCGTATTCGAGCGGCCGGGACGATCTTTGAGGAGCGCGTGAAGCTCGACCTGCGCCAGCAGCCCGAGGATCATTGGTCTTGGATGCTGAAGCCTTACCTGCTGGTCAATCCGCTGCAGACGCGCCCGAGCAGGAACATTGACGACGACTCGATGATCAATCCGCGCATCATTCAGTTTGTGGCTCAATTCGACGGGCGGGACAGCGAGGCCGAACATCTTGCCGCTGTTGATATCGAAACTGCCGAGAAACAATTGATCTGGGTGCTCGCAAACTGGCAGCCGAAAAAACTGCGCTTCGGTTACCGGCCGACCACCTACGCGGGCATGACGATCGAAGGCACGCGCGAGCCGAACGTCAAAGTGACTTACAGATTTGTTTTCAATGAGCAGATTGTCGTGCCCGATGATCTGACGTTCGGCGAGGAAGAGACTGACGATAGCGTCGAGATTGGTGAGTTGCGGATTCACGTCAATGATCCGTGCTGGCAGCAGCCGGTCGTTTGTCCGCCGCCAGATTATTCCGTTCGCGTCAGCGGTGGCGGATCGCCGACACCGCTCGAAGTACGATGTGAACCTGTCTGCCCGCCCATGTTGAATGAAGGAGGCCAGTCATGACGAAGCTTGGAATGAGTCTTGGTGCAACACCTGCGCCGACGCAGCCGAGGCCAACACAATCCGGAATCGATTGGACAGCTCCGCAATTCAGCACTCCGCATCCTGCGCCGAAGCGTGTTTATGGGCGTCATGTCGCCCAGCATACAACGGTGCCTCAACTCCCGGAACGCACCGTTCGTGTTCGCGCCAGGGCACCCGCTACGGCTTACACTAAAGACGGCGTGCCGATTCCGTCCGATCAGTGGACGACGGTGCCGATCTCTCCCGGCCTGATTGAGGCCGAGAAGCGCGGTGATATCGAGTTCGACAAGGGCGATGACGAACCGGAAACGCATGTCCGCCGTCACAAGCACAGTCCGCCACCCATCACCAACGAGTAGGACTCAGCAACTGACCGGCGCGTGCCGGTATAGCATTGCAGAGCAACAGGAGATTGCGGATGGCCGACAATCGAATCTCACTTGCAGCCGCGAGGGGCGCGTTCCTTACGTTCTGTATCACTGGCAAAGAACCGCTCGGCGAGCTGTGCCGTCCGCTCTATTTCGCGCAGAAGCTTGCCAGCGTCACCGAGTCCGAAGTCGGCGAGTTCTACCCCATCTATTCCGCGAACGATGCTCGCCGCCTGTTCGGTGCCGGTTCGATCGCATCCAACATGGCAATCCAGCATTTTTGTACATGTCCCGAATTGCCTTTGTACGTCGCTCCGATTGATGATCCGACAACTGGCGTTGCAGCGGTTCATACTCTCAAGATCGAAGGTCCGGCCACCGACAATGGCGTTTTGTCGGTGGCTATCTTCGATCAGGTGTTTGCAGTTGGCGTCATCGTCGGCTCGACGGCGGCACAGGTCGCCCAGGCTCTTGCCTCGGTGCTGCAGCAATGGGCCGACCTTCCGTTTACCGTCACGGTGCCGACGAACGGAAATGGTGGCGGCGATACAATTCAGCTCACGGCAAAGAACAATGGCACATCCGGTAACTGGTTCGAGCCGGTCTTCAATCCGAATTTCGGCGACTCGTTTCCACCGGGCATCGGCGTCGAGATCGCCACGCCAACGGCTGGAGTCGGTGTTATCAACATCGATGCGGCATTGCCTGTTCTGAACTGCCAATTCGATTGCGTTGGTACAGGTTTTGAGGACGAAATCGCCAACAATACGCTGATCCTGATCCTGCGCCAGAATTGGGCTTGTGCCGTGCAAGGTGACTTCCGTGGCGGCCATCTATTCCACTCGCGCACCGACACTTCGGGCCTGATCTATGCATACGGCATGGATCGCAACAATCCGGAAGAGTGCGTGCTGCCAGTCCGGCCTGACTATAAATATCCTGGCTACTTGCTGGCTGCTGCTGCGACTTCGCGTGTTTGTTGTACTGGTTGCAGCGATCCAAGCAGGCCGGTTCAAAATGACAACGGCGTACTTGGTTGCCTGTTTGACAGCCTGAAGTGCTCGACGATCTGGTCACCCGAAGAAAAGAAGATGTTCTTTGATGCTGGTATCGTCAATTGGGATGTCGCCAATTCGCGAGGCGTGCGCCAGACGCAACTGTGGATCGAGGAGCCGCTTACAACTTACAAGTATGATCCGATGACTGGCGCTCCTGACGGTGCTTGGCAGCGGGTGGAAAGCCGATACACGGTGACGAAATTCGTGCGCGATCTCGGACAATGGTATCGGGCAAACTACTCATCGACCTCGCTCGTGTCGGACGGAACGCAGATTCCGCAAGGCAAGCGTGCGGTCAATCCGCGCATCCTGCAGGCCTCGATTCTCGCTTGGCTGCGCGGCACAGAACTCGGCTGGACTGCCGAAGTATCAAACGTGCCGCTCGAACAGATGATTCGAGTCGAACGTACCAATCAGCCGGGCAACTGCGACCCGAACCGCGTGAACGTTCTGATTGATTTGGACACCGTGAACCAGTTGGCGCGGATCGCGACGAGTATCGACATGTCGCCCGAGTTTGCGTGTATCCCGCCCGTCGCGGTCGGAGTGTGAGCATGACTCTCTACTGGAATCATACCGGGCCATTGCTTCGATACGCTAACGGCGCGCTGACCATCGCTGATCTCAATCCGCAGATGGAAACGCGCTGGGCGATATCGCGGCTTGAAATGTTGAAGCTGGGCTGGCGTTGCCTGCTCGCATCCATGCGGAGGTAACCATGGATTTTTGCCCAAAATGCAAGGGAACTCTCAACTTCGTGATTGCCGGTCGAACCATTCGCCTGCAGTCTGACGGCGATGTCACGGTGCTTGTGAGTAACCAAAGACGCACCGAGACTTACGACGGCGAGTTCACTGTAGAGGATCGCAATCCGAAAGTCACGGCCACAGTTGTCGTTCCTGTTGACTTATATGTGACCTACTTTCAGACGATCTGTGACGTACCGCTTGTCGTCGAACTCTGCGACGGTCGCACTTTCTCGACGCAGCACGCCAGCCAAGTCTCCGACAATCCTTATGACACAAAGCGCAACCTCCAGCCGATGGAGTTGATCTGCGATGCCATCACTGAGTTGCTGCCGCAGGCAAGCGCCGCATGAGGTGACACATGGCAACACAGGAAGAATATGCGCGACTCTCGTTGCTGGCACCGATCAGTCTGGACTCAGGCACGATTCACGAAGTGGTTGTCTATCGGCCGAATTGCCGACTGATGACAGAAGTGCTCGACACCTCGCGCCTGGGCGTGCAGATCGAACGCTTCGTTCGGGCCTGCTGCCGAGGATTGAATGGCAGCGGAGAACCGTTGGAATTTGCGGGCCGCGAGCTGTCGTCAATCGATGGCGGCGAATTCGCTTCGATCATCGCATCAATGTCCGAAGATGCAGAGGCCGTCGTGCTGGACGAGACTGGCGACGGCATAACCGCGCCGATGGTCTACACGCTGCAGCGACCGATTGCGTTGACGCCAGCGGCAGATGCCGAGAAAGTCAGGCAGCTTGCATTCGAGGCCAAGCGCGTTGCTGATATCTCCGAATTCCTCGACGCTCGCGGTGAGACGAAAGAGTTTCATACTTTCATGCGCACGTTCGGCAAACCGCTTGCTGTGACTGTGCCGATCATGACCGATGCTCTCATCAACGCGCTCGACTTCCTCGACTACCTCGTGATCCGGCGGCAAATCCTCCCAAAATTCATACTCTCGCGCAGCAGGTGGAAGCGGGTGTCATCAACCGTGCATTGAACCACCATTGGCCGCCCGGCTCGTGGGCGCAACTGACGATGCCGCAACTGATGCGAATCTATACGGTCGAACAGCAGATGATCGACCAGCGGCAGCCGCAGGTGTCGCCAGCAGGCCCGAAGCTGCCGACCGGAAGTGATTCCGCCGATGAGGATTGACGATGGCTGAAGTCACTTCGGAAGCCACGTTAACGGTCGATGTCCAGGGCGAGGCAGGCCTGCAGCGGCTTTCGGCGGCGCTGCGGAAGATCAAACAGGACAGCGGCACGGCGGGCACGCGGCCGCAAGCGGTGAGCCCAACTCAGTCGGCCCGGCAATCGCAAAGCTTGGCTGTGAGTATCGCCGAACGGGTCGGTTCTGCAATCGGTGCGACACTGCGCGCTCCGTTCGATGCATTGAAGGCTTCCGGGCAGGTTCTCGGCCGCTCGATGTTGTCGCTGTCCGGCACGTTCGGCAGGCTCGCGGGAAGCACAAGCGTCGTCTCAATTGGCATCGTCTCTGTCGGTGCGGCCATCGTCGGCATTGCGGCCCCGCTTATCAATCTGGTTGCCGGTTTCCATGTGCTACGCACGGCCTTCGAGTGGGCGCAGACCGCCGCCGAAGAACAGATCAAGGTCGCGGGCCGCGCCCGCCGTTTCATGCCGCAAGCAATCGGCGAAGGCGTCCAGGCGGCCGAGGAAGAAATTCGCGCCCGCATGGTGACGGCCACCGCCTTGTTCGGTAACGCCGCCGATTCCATGCAGGAACAATTGACTCGGCGGATGAGTGACTATCGCCTGGGCAAGGGCCTGCGCGGTGAGAAGGACATTTTCGCCCGCTGGGGTATCACTCCGGAAGGCCTGCAGCGTTATGAGAAGCTGACCAACAGCCGGGTTGATCTCACTACATGGCTCAGGCTGTTCGTCATCAAGCGCGAAGACCTCGAAACCCGCTTGGGCAAAGCCAAGACGCCAGCCGAACGGAATCTGCTCATCCGCAAATTGAAAGCGCTGTCGGACGACACAACAAAGATATTCGGCCAGAACTTTTCCGACATGATGAGCGCGATGACCGATCGCGATCTTGCCAAGCTGCAAGGAAATTTGAACGCGGCGCTGCCGCTCGGCGAGGTAAAGAACTACACGCGCGCCAGCGTGGACTTCTTCATCGCCCTTGAAAGCTTGAAGGCGACGTTCTCCGCGATCACGCTGGGTGTCGGCGGCGACGTGCAGCCCGCGATCACGTCGTTTCTCAACGAAATGAATCGCAAGCTGCTCGACGTTGACAGGGGCGGCCAGGGTCTTGGCCGCTCGTTCCGCGAACTCGCATCCGCGATGGCGACCAAGACTTGGGAGACCTTGCGCGATGTCATGGCCGACCTGACGCCCAAGAAAGTCAGTGACTGGATTGCGATTGTCAAAAGCTGGCAGCCGAAAGAAACCGCCGAAACAGTCAAGAACCTAATCGGCGGTGTGATCGCTTTTGGCAAGGTTGTGGGCCGCATTGTGACTTTGCTTGAGGGCCTGTTCGGGCAAGACGAGGCAGCGCCAGCGCCAGGAGCGCCAGCCGCCAGTGCCCCCGCAGCGGCCAGTGGAGCACCTTCCGCGCCGCCGCCTGTCGCCGCTCCGGGGCCGCCAGCTCCGGTACCTTCGGGGGCCGCATCCGGGGCGGTTTCCGGGGCTCCGGCTGCCGGTGCCGCTCCGCCTGCGCCAACTGCGCCAGCGCCGCCCATGCCCACGATGCCATCTGCGGTTCCGTCGTTTGCGCCGTCCGCACCCAGCCAGCAAAGTAATCTCGAAACCGTCAAGGCTGCCGCCGCAGGCCGGGCTGCCGTTTCAGCCGACGTACAGCGAGGGCCTGCCGGTGACACCCTGGTACTGCGCTCGACAGCCCAGACGGCCACAGGGGCCGCATCAGGGGCCTTCGGCTCCGGGGCTACCGGCGGTGCTCCGGCACCGTTTGGCGCGTCCACGGGCCTCGGCGGGCCATTTGGTGGCGCAGCTCCTTTCGGTCCCATGCCGGGCTTGCCCGGTGAGCCAGGTGCGCCTGGTTACAAGCCGGGCGGCCTGTTCGCGCCGCCTCCGGAACTCGCCGGTTTCGGCTTCTCGGCTCTCACAAGTCAGGACGGGGCAGCCTTCGGAACCGCCGCTGCGCAGTCACTCAAAGATGGCCTCGACGGGGCCTCTGTCGGCGGGCCTGCGCCAACATCCTATGGCGTGGCACCGAGGGCGGCCCCGAAGCCGACAGGCGGTGACACCGCTTCGGAAAGCTGACACATGGCCGAGTCAGTCCGCATCAATGTGCAGGTCTCGACGGAAGCCGAAGCCCGCCGCCTGGAGCAGGCCATCGCCCAACTGCGTTCTGCGGGCGGTGGCTCCGGCTCGCGTCCAGGGGTGACGCCTCGCGCAGTGTCACCGGCCGAAAGAGTCGCCGAAAACCTTGGCCGTGCGATTGGCGCGACGATCAGGGCACCATTCGATGTCGCAAAGGGCACGGCACGCATCGCCGAGTCATCGCTGCTGTCCTTTCTTGGTCCGCTCGGCCGCCTCGGTGCTGCTGCAGCTACAACAGCGCCGACTGCGGTTGCCTTTGGCCTCGTCGTGGTCGCCTTTGCAGCACCGCTCGCTGCGCTCGCTGTCACCATGAAACTGATGCGACTGTCGTTCGGCTGGGCCGAGGAAGCGGCGGACGCCCAACTGAAGATTCTTGCAAGGACCAAGCGCAGCTTTCCGCAACTCACTGGCGAGGCCTTCGAAAAGGCCGAGGACACCATCCTTGTGAAGTTGGGCCTTGCGTCCGCGTTGTTCGGTCAGTCGGCCGATGCGCTTGCGACGACTATCACCAAACGCATCACCGAAGCGCAGATGGGTCGAGGGCTGCGTGGTGAAAAAGATATCTTTGCACGCTGGGGCATCACGCCGGATGCGGTGCAGGCCTTCGAGGAGATCAAGCAGCAGCGCATCGGACTCACTGACTGGCTTGAGTTGTTCATCAAGAAGCGTGAGGAGTTCGATGTTGCGCAAGCTTCAAACAAAGGCACACCCGCAGAAGCGGCTGCAATCCGTGGTCGTAATCAGTTGATCAGCGACGGCATCAAGATATTCGGACAGCGCTTTTCCGACATTCTGGGCGCGTTCTCATCCAATGATATCCGCCAGTTGAAAGAGAACATCGCCAAGACGGTGCCGCTTGTCGCCGTCGAGGGGGCCGACCAGAAGGCGCGTGACTTCGCCATTGCCTTGAAGAGCATCAAGGAGACGTTCGCACAGATCAAGCGCGGCGTGGCGGGCGACCTGATGCCGACATACACGCGGATCATGGACGATATTCGCGGTTACTTGCTCTCAACCGGCGACGACGGTCGCATGATGGGCCTGCAGTTGCGCGACCTCGCATCAAGTATTGCGCTGCATGGCTGGGAGACGCTTTCGATCCTGCTCAACGAAGTCGATCCGGAAGGCGTGAAGACCTTCATCGACAAGATCAAGGCGTGGCATCCGGAAGACACCATCACAAACTTGCGCCGCGCTGCATCGGCCGTCGCAGGATTTGCGGACTGGGTGGAGGAGACCATCGGTCGCTTCCAGAAGATGCGGCAAGGCGGCAGAGAACTCCGCGCCGAGGCCGAAGCGATGCGGGCGAGAGGCGGTCTGTGGAATCGGTTCAAGAGTTACATGCCGCCGTTCGTCCCCGGTGCACCGGGCTACGAAAAGATTCAGCAGGAATGGGCTAAGCAGGAAGAGGAGTACCGGCGTCAGAAGGCCGGGCTGCCGCCTTCGCCGCCTGCTGCGGCCCCAGCGCCGACACCGCCACCGCCACCGGCCGCGCCGCCTGTGACAGCAGCTCCAACCGGCGCTGCCGGTCCCCTGCAGATTGCGCCGGGTTACAAGCCGATTTTGGGCCGCGAAGACCCGCGCGTGATGGATGCGCTCGGCCGCGCGCAAGCCTTTCTGCCGCCCGGTTATACGGCCCGTGTGACCTCGGGCTATCGTGGCGGCAGCCGGACCAGCCAGCACTTCACCGGCACCGCGATCGACATTCAGATTTATGACGACAAGGGCCGACCCATCCGCAACCGAGGGGCTGATGTTACCGGGCTCTACACGCGCTATGCGCGGGCGGCCTATGGTTACATCATAGACCGGCATCCCGAGTTGAGGGACCGCTTCGCATGGGGCGGCGCATTCGGCACGTCGTCGGCGCGGCCCAACGAGCCGGATTTGATGCACTTCGACATCGGCGGCCAGCGCGGCCGCATCCTGCAGTACAGGCTCGATCGCCTCGGGCCGTTGCGGGCTG